GCTTTCTGCCCAAAATTTGCTACTCCACCTATAAATGAACCTAAACTCATATTATTCTCCTTATCAAAGTTATTAAGTTTCGTCTAATCTTTGATAAGGTAAAGACTTTGTGCCTGACTAGGCTACTTGACTACAGTATATATGGCTTGCAAGCTATCGGTCAATGACTGTTATGCAGTTCTCCGCCAGATGCTACCAGCTACTCAGCGCCGTTCGTTTCCAAACATCATCGCTAACACAAACATAAATATACGAGCTATCCCACGCCACCTGACCTTTGATACCAGTATCAGTAGCACTACTAGGCGTTCGGTTAGTAATGATTGGCACGAACTTAGTGCCGTTATGGATATAAACCTCATTAGTATCAGTAATGTGTAGCAATTGACTAAGTTGACCATAGGCATGTTCGGCTGATGTTAACTCACTAGCTATACCTCTAGTTAGTCGTATGGTTTGGGTTGTGTTATTGAGTTTTGGCATATTAGACTAGCACTCCTGTATCAATCGCTGGGCTGTCGGCACGCAATCGGTAATCTTTCGCTGACTTGTCTAAGAATAGTGGGTCGGCATTGATTGAGTTAGTGATAGTAGCACTTCTCTGGTCGATACCATCAAGACAACAGTAACTTACAATGCTCGCTGCTGGTGAATTTGCTCCGTAGCCAGAACCAAGGAGCGGTTGGTCTGCGTGGTCACTTTTTAGTATGGTGTTTCGGTATGTAACAACACCGACAGAGCCGTAAAAGCCGACAATACCCCATAGTTTGTAACCAGTCGCATCATTGTAGAACGTGCTTTCTCTTATATTCACGCTCCAAGCATTGCTTGGCGTAAAAACAAGGAAAGCGGGCGTTGCACTAGCGTATTTATTTTTTATATTTGTGATTAGGCATCTGTCGAAATTAGTTGTTATGGAGTTTTGTGTTATACCAGTCACCGAACCACCGCCACCGATAAAGGCACCTCTTCCTCCTGTCGAACTCCCTGTTAATACAGTATCAATCACGCAATTAGTAAATTGCATAATTTGGTCTATTCCTGCTATACGTCCGTGGTATATAAACGAGTAATCTGTTGTTCCGCTCCAGTTGTAGAAAACTAGATTTTCAAAAGTTATATTGCCCTGCAAAGTCCAAGTAACAGCAGAAGCAGCGAAGTTAATTCGTGCATAAACTTGCTTGACCATGTTCGGTATTGTTTCAGATTTAATTGTTAAACCTGCTGGTAATGTTTTAATTGACGTACTGTAGTCTGTCGCAGTCGCCACTAAAATAATCGTATCATTGGCTGCCACAACACTAATCGCTTTATCTAGTGTCATATATGGTGCAATGGCGGTGCCCGCGTTTGTGTCAATTCCCGTAACTGAGTCTACATATTTAACTGCCATTTGTTAATCCTTCAAGATGTTCAGTAAGAGCGTCTACTTCTGCTTGTTTTCTGGCAATCTCATAGCCGAGTTCAGCTACCTCTATCTGCTGTAGGTATTCGGTAGTGTCGAAGCCCTCGATAGTGGCAGTCTGCAATGCTTGCTTAATAAAAGCTATTGATTGTTCCGTGACTGGTATTGTGAATGTTATTTCTTGCATGATTTCTCCTTTTAATTATACTCCTAGAACTCCGCCATCTATGACAACAGGTCGAGGGTATGCACCCATATCAACGCTGTAGCCTCTGATGTATGGTAGTCCGTTCAAGCCTTTTTCGGTACTGTGACCACTAGCGACTGCTATCGTGAACTGTTTAGGGATATGCTCAAGACTGCCACTTATCATTTGAAAGTCATAGAATATCTTATTCCAGATACCTCTAGCGAACAGCTCAAAGGTTGGTGGTGATTGTGACATATCGTATCTAATAGCACCCTCATAAGGCTGTTCGTTGAATTGTCCGATTGCGAGGCTGGTGAAGCGTTTGCTGTCGATGTATTCATTGGCGTAGCCGTTCTTGTCGTTGCCCTGCTTATAGCCCATGTCTGGTGCTTCTAATTCTGTTGATAATTTAAGGCTTGCTACATTCCAGTTAGTACCATCAGCTAAGAAAAACTCCCTTGTATCAGTTGAAAAGCCTATTGCCCCACTGGTAGCTGTTGAAGCCAGGATATTAGCTTTAGTATCTACGTCTACACTTGAGCCGCCACTAGCATCTAACTGTCCGCTAAGAGGGTTAAAGACGAACATTACGACCTCACTACAGAGGTTAAGACTTCCTTGGTTGCATCGGCATAGGTAACTGTAACTACTGCTACGCTCACACCTGATAGCTTGTAGGTATAGACTTCGCTTGAGCTGGTTGGATAGGTAGCTTGGATTTCATCGTGTTGCTCTGGTACTAGAGTGTTGTTGATCGTGGCACTAACTGGCAATGAGCCATCTGGATTTAGAGTAACGTATACTGATTTACCTTGTGCATCTGTGAATGATGAACCACCACCGCCACCTCCGCCGCCACCTACTGGCTTATCAACAATCTCTTTCAATAGTTTCTTGTGTTCGTCTAGTTTCTTTTCTACTTTGCTGAGGTCGGTCTTTGGTATATCTATCTTTGGAAACTCTGGGTACTTCTGGTTTTTAACAGCCTTGAGTAGGTTGAGCATGACATCTTGTAGTGGCTTGAGGTTTGGTGCATCTACATTAACCGTTGGACTGGCTACATCTATCTTCGGGTCGAGCTTGAGGTCTTTGATAGCTTTCTCTAGGTCTTTGGTGTCTAGTGTCACTTCATTAAGGTTGGTGACTTTGATAGCATCTTTCTGTTCCGGTATCTTCGGTAGGCTTTTCGGTATCAGTGATAGTTCACGCTTGAGTGCATCTAAGCCCTGTTTGAGTGGCTTAATGTCTAGCTTGTTGGCAAGTATATCCTTATCTAGTTTCGATATTGCCGTTACGACTTTATCGACATCAGGTGTAGATATACTTTTAAGTTGATTGACTACTTCTGTTTTGGTTGTTTTGCCGTCTAAGAACTTAACAAGCTCTGTGACTGCAAGGACTATGGTATTAGATATTTCATCTAGTTGAGCAGTTCGCTGTTGATACTGTTTACTCTGCAACGATTGGGTTTCTTCGTTTTGGTAGTATTGCCGTTGGTATGCTCTCTTGTCCATATGTTCCTTATTGTATATTAGTGTGGCAGCATTTATTACCTTTACGCTCCGAGTCGTACTCTACGTAATCATGGCTTTATGCCGCCACTAACTCAACTTAATTAAGCGTTGTTACGAACCCAGATGCCTTTGACACCTGAAACCATACCACCTGCTGTTAGACCTGAGTTAATTACTGTGATTTCATCTCCAACACGAGCAGTTGCTGCTGTGTTTTCAAATGGTTTACCATCAGTAGCTGTTCCGTCTACACCGCCTTCTACGTTGTCAGAAGCGTTTGGTGTGACAGTGATAAGGTTTCCATCATCACCAGTTCCAGATGGACCACCAGATATAGGTACTCCGCCATTACGGATAATGAATGTACCATGTACGGCAGTAGCTGGAAGTGTAACTGCACCGTTAGCGTAGATTACGTTCTGAACGTAACCGCTGTCGGCAGCAGCTAGAGTTTTTGCTTCCGTTACGTTGACAGCCATTCGACCATCAGGTAGGCGGTAAGCAGTTGAATTTGCTGGGTTTGCCATTTTATTTTCTCTCTTTCTTAGTTACAGGAGCTTCGTCTGACTCCGCTTTTTTCACTTCTTTCTCGCCTTGAGCAGAATCATCGGGTACGAAACCGACCTGAACAAACGCATCTGCAATCTGAGTACCGACACCATGGTTTTCCTCAATTACTACTCGTTGTCCTGATTCTTTGTGGATATAAGCACCTGGCTTATTCGCTGGCTTGTTTTTAGTTATTTCGGCTTTTGCCATAAAAAACTCCTTTGTTATTACTTAGTTAAATCTATCTTAGGTCAGAGAGAAATCGTTATATCATTACCACCCACGGTACAATACAAGTAATCTCTTTATTCCCTAACCTAAGATGTTAATGTGCTACTGACCTCAGGCTTTTGTATAAACTCTGAGACCTACAGCTTTTTGGGTTGGAACGAAAGCGTCGTAGTAACGGCGACCCTCTGCAATCCAGCCATCGATTCCTTGCACATCATCAAGAGTACGAACACTATTAAACTTCATTGGTGAAACTAATAGGTCATCTTTGACGATTAAGAACTCAAACTTAGCAACAAAGTAGCTAGATGGAAGCTGAACAATCGTTAGACCGTCAACCTGCCCTAGAATACCTTTTTTGAGGTCTCTGTATGTAAGGTCTGCATCACGAACAAACTCAGGGTCTCGCTTTAGGAGATTGTAGTTAGTAGGAGTGATGAATAGAACTCGTCCGTCTTCTGGGACTTTTGCTTCACTCATAGCTGCTTGCTGTGCAAGAATCAACTGGTAAATAGTGTTGTAAGCAACTGCTGTACCACCAATTACACCTTGAGTGTTAGCGATTGCGTAAGCTGAAAGTACGCCAAGTCGGTAAATGTCAGTTGCCGGAGTTGAAACTTCGTCTTGCTGTCGTTTAACAGCTTTTGCTACTTCTGTAACCATCTGGCTATCTTCGTAGTTTCCACGGTCAATGCTGAACGTGAAAGCTTTGTCTTGGCTTAGGGTAAAGGTTTGTGTACCTGTACCGAGTTCGACTAATGCACCGAAACGGTTAGTACCACTTCGTACATAGTCATTTTCTGCAACAACGTCTACATTGTAGATAGTTACAGAGTTCTTACCGTTAAAGTCTAGGCGGATGCCCTTGTTTACGATAAGGTCTGTTTTTGATTTTAGGTGGTATCTTTCATCAAGTACCTTGAGGTGTGCGGCTGAATAATTCTGAGCCATATCTTAAATCTCCATAGTTAGTCAGCAGATAATACTTCAAGGATTGGGTCTTTCGATGATCCACCCCTCTGTGGTGACGCTGCTGGCTTCGTGTCGGCATTTCTGCGGACATTCTTACTAGCTCGCACCTGTTGGACTGCACCACTTCGAGACGCACCTTTTAATAAGTCTGCTGTTTCTTGTAAATGTTCATATAACGAACCTTTAATCTCAGTCATGTTACCGTTCTGGTCATAACCTACATATCCAGCGTTATAATCTTTCACCGCTTTGTTGTAGGCTCTTTCGTTGAACTGGTCTTTATTGTCTGGATTAAAGATCTGCAAGTCGGGGTTGGCTTTCGCTTGTTCAAACTCTGAAATGAGTGTTTGCTCATTGTTAGCAATTAGATTGCTGTACTGTTGAACTTCCATAGTTCTGAGCCGCTGGTCGTATTCATCTTCACCCTCGGAGACATACTCCTCAGTTTGTTCCCGAACACGTGCCTCTCGCTCTGCTATAACGCGCTGGCGTTCCTCATACCTTTGTCTGGCTTCTTCCTTTGGGTCGTATGATTCATCATCATCATCGTCACCCTCTTGCTCAGGTGTAGGTTCACCCTCAGCTTCGGATTCTTCATCATCTGGTGTTTCTGCGACTTCCTCGACTGCTTGCTCGTCTTGGTCATCTTCTGTGTCTCCCAGTGCTGAAAGAATTGGATCTTCCGCTGGTTCTTCGACTGCCTCTGCTGGCACATCGTTGGTTGATTCATCATCAGCCATATTGTCTCCCTTTCGTTTAATCTACCGTTCTATCGGTGGTGAGCCGCTACTCATTAGGTGAGTGAGACCGAAGCAGGGGAGCTTCATAGTAGGTACGCTGCTCGGCATACACACTATGTAACCACTCTGTCTATTAACGTATAGCTGTCTCCTTTCTTTATTAGTGCCTTACCTGCCGGGATATGCTGTCTGAATCGTACGCCTGTCTCAGTCTGTCCTATGAGGTAGTTACCCTCTTGTCGGAGTGATGCAAGCTTGGAAGTAATACCCATCTTATCAATGTCGAAAGTGTAGGCAGCTTTTCGGTAGCCTTTGGTCTTATCGCTCATCTTTACGCCTCGTCTCTCGGAGTTCTAGTGCAAACTTAGACTTTAAGACCTCTAGGTACTTACGGTATCGACCTGCTGCTTTAAGCTCGGCTCGGAAGTTATCATCATCATCTTTGGTATTATCTACATAATCAGCTATGAAGCTTAGTTGTACCTCTCGCTCTCTTTCAATCATATCAACGATGTCTTGGAGTACAGGCGTTACCTCTGCTAATTTACGCTTCTCATCCTCAAGTTTCTGCTTAGTAGCTTTGTCAATCTTCTCATTATCAAACTGACCTGCTGGTGGTTCATCTATGCCAGTGTATGTTTCACTATCAGCCATGATTATTCTCCGCCTTTCATTAAGAATCTGACAATTTCTTCTTCGTCATACCCCTCACGTCTCGCACGTAAGACTGCACCGGCTGCTTCTTCGTCAAGGTCGTATTCTTGCATGGTTGCTTGTAGTTCTTCGATGATAGCTTGCTGGTCTTGTGGTAATGGTTCTTCCATGACTTCACCCTCGATTGGCATTTGTTCGTCTGGTGGTAGTTCTTCCTCTGGTAGCATTTCTTCTTCACCGCCACCCATCTGCTGTTGAACCATAGCTGTGGCAGTTTGCTCATCAACACCCTGCTCTTGCATGATTTGCTGTATCTGTTGTTGCATCTTGGCTTGCTCTTGTTCCTCTGGGCTTAACTCGACAAGCACTTTATCCCAACTATCCGCACCACTTGCTGCAATAACTTTCTTAAAGGCTTCACCGAGATTAAACTCATAGCCTGATTCTGCCATTGCTGGTATGACGTTAGGATTACTGGTAGCTATATCAATTAGTTCTACCCATCGGTTCTTTTCATCTTCATCTGCTTCTGGTCGTGGGTCAAACTCAAACTTGAATGTTCGGTTGGATAGTCCACCATCTTCATCACGAACCATTAGCTCGTCATAAAGGATTGGTACTTCCTCGATTGATGGTGTCTCGGTGTCTGGGTTGTCATCAAAGTAACCTGCTTTCACTAGTCTGTCTCTATCCTCTTTCGCTACTTGTAAGATGTCTGCACCCTGCATGTTCGCCATATGTACGTTCATCATCTTCTCTGCCATCTTGCCGCTTGCTACATCGGCTTTGTTACGCAAGTAGTTGTCTTGTGAGTTAGTTCGGTCTTGCTGCATCTCAACGCCAGCTTGGGTCTTACTAAATGATGGGTTGCCAGCCTCGGCACTTACTGAGCCGTCTGTTCTACCCTGCAAGGTCTGGAGTTGTGTTTTGTATAGTCCGAAGTTGTTAGGAAACTGTGTATAGACTGCATTGGTGTTATTGACTACATCTATCTGAGCTTGTCCGACTTGCCATAGTGCATCTGGGGTAAAGGTTAGTGAGTTGAAGTTAGTCTGGTCGGTTGAGCCACTTATCTTCTTTGGTGGCTGTAGTCCTACCTGAGTAGCAAAGACATGAGCTTGGGTCATGAAGTCTAGTACGTTCTGGGTTGGTCCTGCTAGTTCTGCTCGACCGATACCGTATGGACTTTCAAGGTTTTCATAGCAATATTGCATAGTGATCGGTAATGCACCTGTTGGGTCGGGGTTAATCCACTCTCTGACGGCTTCATCTTTCGCATCGAGTTGTGAGCTAAACATATAGAATGGCGTACCTGAGCCACGATTGAAACAGGCTGTGAGCTTAATACCTGATGCGTGTATCTGCTTGCTTCGTTCGTTGATGTTCTGTTCTTCCATCTCTTTAGAGGTCATCGACATATCAACTAGCTTCTTGAGTACCTTGACGTTCCAAGTGGTGTCTTTCTCTTTACTGTGAGACTGTATCAGCCGTTTGAGCTGTAGTTTGGTGTAATAGATGTCTAAGAATACATAGTCGCAGTCATCGACTGAGAACTTGCCAGGCTCTAGCTTGACGTTACGGATGTATGGTAGTGACCAGTCTGAGCCAGTGTACTCATCGTTTGAGACAAAGAAGTTGTAGCGTGGTTGTCCGCCATACTTCAAGGCTCGGTATAGTGCCATCTGCTCTTTATCAAAGAATGATGCTTGAGTGTTCGCACCGGGTACAATAATGTTCTTCCAGATGATGTTAGCTATCTCATTAACCCATGCTTGTGAGGTTGAGCGTGAGGTAAACTTGCCGGGTTGTAGGCTTGGTAGCACCTGCATTGGTGTTTCTATCAGTGATGCTGCGAGTGAGCCATCATTGACCCTAGGCATGTTCTTACCGATAGTCTTGGATAGTTTGTTAGCTGCTATGCGTTCGTACTCATCGAAAGGCTTTTGCCAGTCCTTAGTTGTTTTTGATGCCTCATAGTAAGCGTCTTTTAAATCTTTTTTTTCTAAGTGGATGCTCATGCTTGATTGTTCCTTTATGAGCAATCGTTGGTACGGCATAACTCTTTCATTTAATAATATATCAGTTAGTCATTGGCTTGTAAACTACTGTACGACATATTGGGTTGTAATCTTTTTAAGTTGGTGGCTATAGGGGTCGGCATCTATACGGATATTAACTTGAAAGGTCTGACCATTAGTGATTAGTTCCAGTGCTTTCATTAGCTCTGTGAGTGCTTGGGTCTTGTCTGCCACCATGATCGGTATAGACATCTCTACCTTACAGTTGGACTGCTTGCCATCGTGGAAGCTCTCGGTTGTGATTCGTTTGCCGTAGTCTAGTGCCATATTA